CTTGACGAGTGACGCATCAACTGTAGGTAGAAGTTTATTCAGCTTATCTAAAGGACTACCATCGTAGGCAACGCCAGTAATGTCGTTTGTCTTTAGCCAATCGCATGCTGCTTTTAAATCTTGTGTTGTAGCTTCTCCACTCTTTATTCTATGCAAAAAGTCTTGTGTAACAAGGTAGTGCAGCTCGTTAAAACTTTCTTCTGTTGCTTTCCTAGGTAGTTTCTTTAGTTCGTCCATTATTCTGTAATTAGGTTTTTCTTAACTAGAGCTACTAGCTTGTCATCCACAGTATTATCTGTAGATTTTGCATATGCCTCTAGTAATTTGACTATCAGTTCTTTAACTGCTGTAGTTTTAATAAAGGCAAATAAAATTGGTTTAATTAATGTAATCATGATTCGGTGGTTTCAGTTGTTTTCTTTGCAGCTGCTTTCTTTTTCTTTGCAGCTTTTGCTTTTCTAGCCTTTTCTTCGGCTTCCCATTGTATTGTTAGTGAGCTCATTATATAAAGGGGTAAGTTTATCTAGTGTTTTTGCCATCCAAGGTTCCCATGGCATTTGTTTTATTCCTTTTTGAACATACCGTTCGTACCATCTATTAGTCTTCATTCGCCAATAGAAATAACCTAACTCTGTTTCTGTTAATTTTACTGTGTAGGTTTTTTGTTCCAAGGTAGATTCCATGTTTTTTCTTTAGTAGGTGGTATTAGAGCTGAAATCGGTACGATGTCTTGACACATATGTGCGACTCGTGTACCCGGTCTTATGGTAAAACCTAGACGTTGAAGCTCTGCACATTTTAGTGCACGTACAAGCTCGTAGTCTAATCTCATTTTTTCCTCTTGACGTTTAGCCATTTCTCTACATTGATTAAGGCCACGTTTGTCTAAAGGAACCATAAAATTTATTTGAAATCCCCAGTTTTCAGACAAAGTATAACTGCTAGGAGCCATACCTTTATCTTGCATTTCCCAAGGTTTCGAGTGATTGCCCAAATAAAATGGACTAAATGTCATAGTAGATCCATTACATGATATGTTAGGACCGTACTGTTGACGTGACGGTGCTCCATTATTTTGGAACTGTACCGCATGATTAGTCACGTTTCCTGTTGCTGCTGCCACAGGATTAGACGTGTTATTTGTATCTCCTTCAGCAAATACTGGACTTACTGAGAGAATACAGAGAGCGATGTAGTAGTAGAGTTTGTTGTAATATCTCGAATAGTGTCTATTGTTTCTATTAAACCAGCTGCTCTTGTTGTTGTTTCGAGTGTCCATGGCAACGTACTATCTGTTACTGTAAAGACTGCATCTCCACCAGCAATACCAGCACTAGCTGCTGCTGATATATTACTGCCACTCCATGTATTTACTTCACCTCCATAAATTTCTTGAGTTACAATCTCGTTTATTACTTGGTTTGTAGTAGTTGTACTGTTCATAGACCCTGTAGTAAATTGAGGTGTAACAGTATTAGCTCTTGCAACTGCGGGTGATAACAATGCTAAGAGAAGAATTAGTTTCTTCATGTCTTTGGTTTTTGTTCTTTATCTTTTTTGCCGTTACCTGTAGTCAAGCCGAAAGTCGCAAGTGCTCCCGTAAATACTGAAGCCACGAACGTGATGTCAGCTGAAGTGTTTGACTTTTTAACCATAGGTAATTCGACATAGTTTAATGTGATGATAAATCCTGACCAGATTACAACACCTAGACGCACCATTGCACCTAGTATCTGCATCTGTTCTTCGTGATCGTCTATGTTTTCTTTGAGTTTTGTAAAGAGTCCCTTTTTTTCTTCCGGTTTTCTTTCCATTTTTTTATCTTATTATTTAAAAACTTCGTTATTCTTTCTTTTAAATCCTGAATGATAGGAGTAGCTACAGTAGTTGCCGCTACAGCTGTAACGGCGGTAATTACTGTGGGAACTAAAACCTCAGTCGAAGGTAAAGGATATGGTGGAAAAGGTGGTGGTAGTGTAGGTTTAGGTGGATCAACTGTTTTTATCGGTTTAGTACCTTTGGGTTCTCTAAGATCACTAGGAGGTATAACTAACGGTACATAACTTGGTACGTCAGCTGTAGGTAACGGTATTTCTACCGTCTTTATTTTTGGTGGTAGTGGTAAATTAATAGTAGGTAAAACAGGAACGACTTTTATTATGTGGGCTGGGTCGGCCATGTAATATTAGATAACTGAACATCTACTGGTGTTTGATTTGCAGGTAAATCTCTTAATGCTTGCCTGTAAGCTTTTTGCTCATCTGTCATTGTTCTGTCAGGCACAGCCATCCAATCAGAGTCCTTTAATTTTCTATCTCTTTCACATCTTAACTCTACTAGAGCTAAGGACCCATTTGCAGTTTTCCAATCTTCCCAAGCTGCATTTATCTGCTCGTCAGTTGGTTGTGCATCTGGGTTTCTGCCATCATCATACCATTTGTGAATACTATGAGTATTCCTGTTAATAACATACTCATTATTATTTAAGCCAAGTTGCTCAATGGCTAAATCTATATCTACATCTGCTTTAATAGTCATAATTAATCTATCCTAAAAATAACAACTGTTGCATAAAATTCTTGTTCTGATGCAAAATTCATATCTCTTCCTAAGCCATTAGTTGCCCTTGATGTAGTGCATCTATGCTTAAGATAATAACCTTCTGTAGAAGAATTAGTTACTACACCAAAACCAGAGGACGTTGTACCATTTGGGTAGCTTGTATGACTATGTACATTAAGTCCAAAAATTTTGTCAGTACCACCATCGGTAACAATTTTAGTTCTATGTGCACCGCAGTCATATCCACCAGCTTCAAAATATATTAAATAAGTACCAGCTGGTAAAGTAAATTCACCTGTATTTACATCTAAAGTACAGAAAGATTCTCCGTCATGTTCTTCTACATTTAATTGTCTTACTCTATCTGCTCCAGATGAAAAAGTACCAGCAGGGACATCATGAGATTGCCGTTCTCTTAATACAGCAATAGCTTTTCCAGCTCCAACACCTGATATAGTTCCACTTACATCTAGATACTGGCAGTAAGCGGTACTCCATCTTAAACTTGACGACCCTAAGTTATAAGAAGTATTTGAATGTGGTTGGCAGTGTCCATTTATTTCAACTAAAGTGTTAAACCAATGTTTTGGTCTATCAGTAACGTAATGAGTATAGCTACCGTTTTGTGGACCAATGTCAACATGACCAGCATTAGTAACATGTCTTATAGAATTATTAGCACCTTCTTCAATCTGAGTATCACTATTACCAATCCATATTTCACCACCAACCTTGATTCCAGTATTGATTGTTTCTAGCTTGTTAGAACTGTTGTAGTATAAATAAACTCCTCCATCTTGTGCTGCATACAGCATATTTTCACTATTAGCAGCATTGTTTACAGTAAAACTACCAGTTCTAAAAGTAACTGCACTACCATCAATTAGTAGAGATCCTGTACCAACATCTGTTATGTAAGAATTAGATCCATCATGGTAGAGTCGTAGATCTGCACTATTTCCTAACTGTAATTTATGGTTATCATCCATATTTAATTCAGTAGGTTTTACAGTTCCAGAAACTTGAACACCCCAACTTGTAGTCTCTAACTTTTTACTGTTGTCATAGTAAAGATCTACGGATCCGTTACCGTTACAACGTAAACCTGTTTCTGACCCTTGTACTTGTAAAACAATATCATCGGCTGCTGACACAATAACGTCATCACTAGTTGATCTTAAATATAAATCTCCAGTAGTTGTACCATCTACATATGAATGAGATCCATCATGGTAGATTTGTAAATCTGATGAATCTCCAAAAACTACTTTTGCATTATCATCACCTCTAAGAGTACCTGTCCCAATATGTAATCCATCAGAATATGTAAACGCTTTTATGCTATTGTCGTAATATAGCTCTACGTTTCCGTCAGCATTACACTCAATACTTGTTTCCCAAGCACCACTTCCATAGTTTTGTATTAGTAATTTAGCAGTTGTTGTAGAGAGCATCCGCCAGTAATCGTTATTATCATCTCCTTCGTCTGCTGTTAAATATATACCTGCAGTTTCGGCTTCGGGTGCGGTTACTTCTATACCCGCTCCCATAGTTTGAAACCTCTGTACACCGTTGTAATAAAGTTTAACCGCACCATCAGCGATTGCATCTATAGCAGCTTCGTTACCAGAACCTACTCTTATAAAATGTGTTCCTACAGTATCTAAATAAATATTTCCTGTATCATTATGAATTTGAAAATTGCTACCAGAATGATTAATATTTACATCATTATCAGATCCAATAATTAATGCACCAGCATCAGACATTTTTATCTGATTATCTACTAATATGCCGGCTGAGGTAGTTTCAAACTTTTTACTGTTGTCGTAATATAGCTGTACTGCTCCATCATCTACAAATTTTGCTGAAGTTTCATCAAATGTAGGTGAGCCTATTATTACTTGATTACTACCTAACCTAAGATTACCTGTACCTTCATCTGTTATTTCAGAATGAGAACCTGTATGTCTAATGCGGAAATCGTCGCTAGCTCCCAAAAGGATGCTTTTATTATCCGTCATAATTAGACCATTAGCAGTAATAGTCTGGTCAGATAGAAGAGTTACGATCTCACTTGCTGTCTGATCTGCGGTAGCACTAGCTTCGATACCGTCTAACTTAGAACCGTCAGCAGCTACGTCACGACCATCTACGTTACCTGATACAGTTATATCACCTGTTATACCTACACCACCTGATTGAGTTTCAAGCTTTTTACTGTTGTCATGATATAGTTCTACTTTTCCGTTAGCTAAAGCTGTAATAGACTGCTCACCTGTTTTACCTTGTATCTTTATACCCTGATTACTATTTAATAACTGTATTTGACTACCGTTAGTGCCTGTATTTCTTATACGTGTAATTCCTGTAGCATTATCAAAATAAGAATCTGTACCATTGTGGTAAATTTTTAAGTCATCACCAGTTCCAACTACAAAATTTACATCATCATTTAGTTTTACGTCACCTGTAAAAGTAGCTCCAGTTGTTTGTACTCCTCCTCCAGATGATGCTGCAACACCGTCTACCCAGTTTGCACCGTCGTATACTTTGAGTCTGTTAGCAGTAGTGTTGAAGTATAAGTCTCCTTCAGCTACTGCATTACCACCACCATCTGTTGATGGGTTAGAGGATGCAATTTGATAAACATCAGCAAAATTATTTACGTTAGTTATATTACTTGCAGCTGTATTGATACTTGCAATATTTGTAGCTGCTGTGTTTACATTAGATATAGAGCCTGCAACTGTATTTATATTGCTAGCATTAGATACTGCGCTATTAATATTACTTTCGTTAGATACCGCACTGTTAATGTTTGATGCGTTAGATACTGCACTATTAATATTTGACGCATTAGATACTGCACTGTTAATGTTACTTGCATTACCAGCAACAGCAGTTACGTTAGAATTATTATTAGCTACAGTAGTTACATCAGATGAGATACCAGCTACTGTTGTTACATTTGCATTTATTCCAGCTACTGTGTTTATATTTGTTGCGTTACTTGCTACAGAATTAACATTACTGATAGCTCCAGCAACTGTATTTACATTAGATATACTTCCAGAAACTGTTGAAACTTCTGTCGCTTTTGGTACTAATCTGTGGAATGTGTAAGTATTAAGAGTCGTAGTTGTTTCTACTATCATTCCAAATGTTGCAGCATATGTTGTACTATTAGCTGCACCTGTAATCGTTACAGTTGAGTTACCTACTGTTCCGTTAGTAATAGATATTGTACCAGAACTATTAGAAGTTAAGTTCTGAGATAATGCCTTAATACTTATAAGAGTACCAGTACCATTATTTACATCAGGGTTAGCATTAGGAAAACTTGTTTCATTAGCTATTGGTACAAAGCCACCAACATCATCAACTAGGTCAATAATCCTGTCGTTAATAGCTGCGGTTGTAGCAATCGTAGTATCGTTGTCTGGAAATGTATCACCATCTTTAATAGTTTCTGACGCACTTATATTAAAGTATCTTGCGTCTGACTCAGCTTCTGTAAAGTATCTACCATCTAGAGCACCGTTGGTTAGTTCAGTTTCAGTAAAATATCTACTATCAAGTGAACCATTACTTAACTCTGTCTCTGTAAAATACCTGTTATCTAACTGACCAGCATCTAGTTCAGTTTCTGTGTAATATCTACCGTCTAATGTTCCGTCAGCTATTTTTGCATTTGTAACTGCATCATCTGCAATTTTAGCTGTTGTTATATTGCTATCTGCTATCTTAGCTGTAGTTACATTACTGTCAACTATTTTAGCTGTAGTAATCTGTGCATCTGCTATGTGAGCTGTATCTATACTACCGTCAATATAGTGCTCAGAATTAATAGAGTTATCTTGTATATTATGTCCATCTATAGAGTCAGTTCCTAATTTTGGACCTGTAATAGCGTCGTCAGGTATCTTGGCAGTTGTAACAGCATTATCTGCTATGTGAGCTGTATCTATACTACCATCTACATAATGCTCAGAGTTAATTGCATCGTCAGCTATTTTAGCTCCTGTTACTGCATCATTTGCTAGTTTAGAAGTATTAACATTTTGATCTTTAATTTTAGCAGTTGTTATTGCTTCATTTTTTATATCAGCTGTTATTACTGTTTGATTCTGTTCTTCTTGTGCAGCGTAAAGAAGTTGTGTTTGGTTATTATTAAGATCGCCTGCCTTAATCGAAGAACCGGCTGTGTAGGTTGCTTTAGGAGTATCTACATCTGTATCACGATAAATACGTATTAAAGCTCCGCTACCGGGAGCTGAGTCAAATACTACATTTCCACCGCCGGTTGTTGTGTAGCTAGTTATTGTAAAAGTTGTTGTACCAGAGCTTGCTCCAGTAATGCCACGATTTTCATAATCTACGGCGTCAACTTCTACTTTAATATCAGCCTCTTTTATTGATGGGAAAGAAAATTGTTTTGTTGCACCTCCATCCCCAGTCAAATCTGTGAAAGTTGTTGCCATTTATTTATAAGGAAGATTGAGAATGTCGGTGGTGTCTCTCATTTTGAGAAGTTTTGCACGTTTTTTAGTTTTCTGTTCATCAATAATTTCTTGTACTTCTGGATTATTCATGATCTGAGCCCAAGCTGCTTTACGTGCCTGTTGAAATAATTGATCTATTTTACCGTTATGCCAATAGTTTCTTGCATCGTACTTTGCTCTATTACCATCACGAATATCCTTTTGCATTTCTGCTAAGGATGCTAAAGCTCTAGCATCTGTCGCTAGTTTATCAAGTTGTCTTTCTAAGTTCTGATCGCCTAGTGCTTTCTGAAACATAGATCTTATTTTAGGTTCGTCAGTTAGGTTTGTACTATCAGGAGCATAGTATGTAGACATACGTAAATCATAGCCACTCTCAAATAAAAACTGTCTGCCGGGGCTGACTGTTAAGTTTAACGATACAGGACTCACAGCATTAAATGCACGAGTAAAGAAATCGTAGTTTTTAATTGGCTGACCGTTTAGCATGTCATACTTAATAGGTACATCTTCACCCGGTAACATTTCCATAACTAAGTTACGGTTACGTATCGACTGGTCAATACCAGATCCTAGCTCACGCATGTATGGTACAAATAGTTTACCCATTTCATTACGTAG